TCAACGCATCTGGATACTGGGAGTTTGATGGGACGAATGACATTATTGATCTAGGATCAACACCTTTGGTTGCTAGTAATTCTGACTTCACGGTTGAAGGATGGTGTTGGGTAGATGACTTGACAAATGAATGTACTATATTTGAAATGTCATCTGCCACTACAAGTGCTGTTATTCTATTATCTGCTGGTAGCACTACTGATGGCACTGTTGGTGGTCGTTTCGTTGTCAGAAAAGATAGTGGACAAGATCTTGGCATGAGAAATCCTCCTGGTCTGGGACATTCCATTGGGGAATGGCACCACTATGTTGGAACACATATTAATAGTTCAAGCAGTTTGTTTAGCACCAAACTATATGTTGATGGAGTTGAGGTGATGGCTGCTGACACCTTTGCTGGTAGTCACGACTTTACTTTCTCTGGTGTTAACACTCAGAAACTTGGTGTGTCATCTGGAACCAGATTTTTGTATGGTAGAATTGGAGAGTTTCGTATCTATCCAAGAGCACTAACAGCAGCACAAGTCTTCCAAAACTACAACGCTTCTAAATTTAAATTCACTAATCAACTACCTGCCATCGCACCTTCAATTGGTTCTGGTATTGTATATGATAGTTCGTTGAAACTAGACTATGACTTTGGAAACGATGCATGTATTGATTCCAGAGGATCATCAGTTGGAACTGTTTCAGATTCTAATATTCAACTGTCAGAAGTAAAGGTTGATTCTCCATCTGGAGGAGATTTATTTGGAAGAACTGTTGCTGTTGGCGAAGGAAGAATTATTGTTGGTGATCCTCAATTATCCCCTGCAGGGAATGGATCACGAGCATGTATTTACAACTTTGATGGAGACCTTATTGCTACATTAAATCCACCACAAAGTGATTACATTGTTGATTTTGGGGAGAGAGTTGCTGCTGGAAGTGGAATGTTTGCTGTATCACAAAATAGTGATAGAGTTCATGTTTATGATCAGAGTGGTAATTATAAGTACAGCATTCATAAACCTTATGACACTTACAATATTGGTTTCGGACTAGGGTTGGCAATTGCTAATAGTAAGTTGTATATTGGAGCGCCATATGCATCGGATGGTGGAGAGGTCTTAGTTTATGATGTCTTTACTGGATCATATACATCTAAGATAACTTCTCCTGATGCTGATGGTAGTGTTGATCATCAAAATGATTCGTTTGGATTTTCTATTGCGGTAGGAGAAGGTAAGATTGTTATTGGTGCTCCTGGTCAATCAGAATCTACTGACGGCAATTATCAGGGTGGTCCTACTTATAATTTCTTCTCAGGATCTGCATATATCTTTGGTATTGATGAAGTATTCCTCACAAAAATACGTTCAGATGTTCCAACATCCAGAGATAAATTTGGGGAGTCTGTAGATATTGGATATAATCGTATTGTTGTTGGATCTCCTGAAGCTGCTTCTGGTCAGACCTTGAGACAAGGAAAGATAAACATTTTTGAGTTGGATGGCACTCCTGTTGATAATACATTTGCTCCTACTGGATCTATTTCATATAGTGAGTTTGGATATCAAGTAGCAATTTCCGAAGACTTTATTTTTGCCTCACGTCCTAAGAGCAATGCTGATACAACTGGATCTGTTTTTGTCTTTAATCATTCGGGACAGTATCTGAATCAATACAAACAGCAAGCTGATAATACTGATAGTTCTGGCAACTATGGTTATGGTGTGGCAGTAGGCAACTATCAATTTGATAGCAAACTTGTCATTGGAAACTCTAAGGGTCCTGGAAAAATTTACATTTATGAATTGAATAGAAGAGTTTTTGCTCAACAGGTTAGAAACCTTATTGATACTGATAGGACTGGAACTAGTCAAATCTCTCCTGGTAATATTCAAGGAGCTACATTCAATACTGCAGGATACTTTGAGTTTGATGGTGCGAATGATATAATCATAGGAGATTCTCTTGCTGATCATGATATCGGATCAACAAACACCATGCAGTTCTGGGTTAAGATGAAAGATGTCGCCTCTCAAGACAAACTTGTCTTTGGAAAAGAGAGTGGTTGGTGGTTTGCTTATGGACATTCTGCTGTTGGAGTATCCACAAATAGAATGGGAATAACTTTCTATGATGGAACTAATTGGAATGTTTTAGGAACTACTTTTGACCTAGTAGTAGATACTTGGTACATGTTCACTGCAACTTGGGATGGAACTAATATCAGGTTCTATGCTAATGATATTCTACAAGATACGAGTTCTGATTTTTCTGCTAAAACTTGGAATGTTCTAGCAGGAGCTGCAATAGATGTTGGTGGATTCCCATCCGATCTCAGCTCTTATACTAATTGTGAAATTGGTGAGTGCAGGATTTATCATGAGAAAGCATTGACCTCCACAGAAGTATCTAAGAACTTCAACGCCACCCGTGGTAAGTACGGTGTCTGATAAATAGATAAAGCATAATAATATTCCGAGGAACATAGGTAATGGCAAGGAAATCCATTAAGAGTAACTACTACCTGTTTGATGCTTCAGCGCGTGAAGTTATCATCCCTGGTGGTATCCAAAGAGAGCAGTTAATTCTCATTACTAATGTTAATGCTAACAAAGTAATCTATAATTTTTCGGACCCTGAACTGACTGCTACTACTTATACTATTCAAACTGATATTCGTAATGTCACTACGACTAGAGTAGTATTAGAATATGATACATCAAGTATGTCTGATTCAGACAAAATTCAAATTGTTTATGATGACTTTGAAGAGACTATTCAACCATCGGAAACATATCATGATGCTGTAAACAAATCTAAAGTATCACAACCAGAATCTCAGATTGATACTGACTTCGAGTATGGTACTCAGGATACCAAGTGGGAAGCGTTGTCGATGATTAACAACAACCCATTCGCATACAAGTCTCAAGATCCTATTGTTATTACTGATGTTCAGGCAACACAAGGTTCGAGAGAAATTTTAGTATCTGTAAATACTAATGTTTCTACTAGACCTATTGCTGGAACAGCTGTTTATATTCAAGATACAACATTTCCTGCTGCAAATGGTGTGTTTATTGTAGATAGTACCTCAGGTTCTACAGATTTTACATATACAGCAAAATCTGAGTGGACCATTGGATCTGGTGGTATCTGGCAGAGTGCTAGAACAGCATTATATTCGGGAGTTCATTACACAGGATCTGATATCGGTGGAAGTCTTACTATTTCCAATGGAACTGGAGTAATGCTTGGATCAATTAAAATTGACTGTTCTCAGGCACATGGTTTGGAGGTTGGCAATGAAATTGCTGTTGCTGGATCTTCTGGTACTAATGTTAATGGATCTTGGACTGTTGCTAGAGTAGATAGTCCAACTAGTTTTTATTATTTTCCATCTCAAGCACCATCAGGTGGTATCAATAGTGGTACTAAAAAATTATATCCAAGACCACAGGGTTCTTCTGTCCACAGATCATTTGACGGTGGTGTAAAATTTTCTACAAATACTTTTTCTAAAAATCAGCAGGCAATTAGACAGACCAAGAGATACTTCCGATATCAGTCTGGTAAAGGTGTGTCGTTCTCTACTGGTTCTATTCTAGAACCTGCTATTGAAAATGTCGATAGTATTACTTCGTCTGGTACTACTGTTACTGTAGTAACAGCAGATGCACACAACTGCACTAGAGACGTGAGCATTGATGTTCGGGGTGTAGACGATAATTCTTACAATGGTGTATTTACTGTCTCTAATGTAATTGATCCTTATACTTTTCAGTATTCAACATCAAGTACTCCATCGAATACTACTGCTGGCGGTGAGTATACTATTACTCCTGTTACTGGGTATGGAACAAACCTAGAAATTGGTATGCAAGACCAGCAAAATGGTATCTTCTTTAGATATTCTAGTGGTATTCTTAGTTTAGTACGTAGATGTTCTACATATCAATTATCTGGGAGAGCATCGGTTGCTTATGGAAGCACACTTGTTTCTAGTTTTACCGCTGCAAATGGACAGAGTACGAAGTTTAGTAAGCAATTAACTCCTGGCGATTACATTGTTATTCGTGGTTCTTCTTATCGTGTTGATGGTATTATTTCTGATACTCAACTTGTTATTTTCCCTGACTATCGTGGTCCTAATGATGATGGACAACTCGCTTCTAATAATTTAATTATTACTAAGACTGTTGAAACTGAGTGGAGGCAATCAGACTGGAACTTGGATCGTTGTGATGGATCTGGTAAGTCTGGTTATACTATTGATACAACCAAGATGCAGATGCTCTACATGGACTACTCTTGGTATGGTGCTGGTTTCATCCGCTGGGGATTCCGTGCTCTCGATGGTAATGTAATTTATGTACATAAAATTCCCAATAACAACCAAAACACTGAAGCATATATGAGATCTGGTAATTTACCAGCTCGTTATGAAGTTAATACTATTCCACCATCAACCACAACTACAAAAACAGTTTCCAATTCGGACACTACACTATTTGTTGCTGATGCTACAACAAGTTTCCCTGATGCTGGAGTTCTTCGTCTTAAGAGAACGACAAGTGGTGTGGGTGGTGTTCAGGAATATCTAACATACTCTGGAAAAGAGGAATTTGTTCAAGATATTATTAATGTTTCAACTGGAAATTTAATTGAAGTACCATCTACTACTGGATTGAGTCCTGGAGGACAGCAAACGATTAGATTTGATACTCCGTTCTCTAACATTGTTGCAAACAAAACATATTATGTTGCTTCTATTTTTAGTGCAACAACATTTCAGATTACTGAGGTTCAGGGATCTTCGACAGGTAAAAGTTTAAATAATCAAATTGGTTCTGCTTTATCACCACTATCACGCGCATATTCTGGAAAATTTACTGGTTGTACTAGAGAACAATCGGGTGCTACCGGTGTAAATTTAACCATGTCAATAGGACAATCAAGTGGTTCTGTAAATTCTGCTACTGGTATTCAAGTAGGACAAAGAGTTATTGGAAGCGGCATTCCAGCAGATACTTATGTTCATTCTATTGTCGGTACAACTATTGAATTGAGTAAGGCAGTAATAAGTTCAAACCCAACTGGTCTTATTTTCTGTCCTCTTGGTTCAGCATCTGCACAAACATTTAACTATGATGAGACTCAACCAGTAAGTGTAGAACTATTGCAAGCGACAGTTGTTCCACAGATCTCACACTGGGGTTCATCTGTTATTATGGATGGTACTTTCAATGAAGATAGAGCATATGTTTATACGATTGGTACTAGATTGAGAAGATCTATCGGTACAGGAGGTAATAAGCAACGTTCTGTTCTTGCGGTAAGATTAGCACCATCAGTTGACAATGGAATCATTGGTTCTTTTGGTAAAAGAGAACTTGTTAATAGAATGCAGTTGATTTTACGTAGCATGGACGTACTATCTGAAGGACAGTTCTTTGTAGAACTAGTCTTGAATCCTATTCCAACTTCTACTGTTCCTTGGTTGCCTGTTGGTGGTACATCATTAGCAGAGTATACAAATATGAATGGTCAATCTAATATTGACTTTATCGGTGGGGAAGTTATTTACGGATTCTATGCTGGTGGATCAGATGGTAATGCTATTCCCGAAAGTTATAGTCTATCTGATGTTAAAGAGATCTCAAACTCTATCTTGGGTGGTGGTACTGACAACTACGAGAATACAACATCACCAAACCCATCTGGAATCTTCCCTGATGGACCTGAAATTGTAGGAATTAGGGTTACTAACATTGGTAGCAGTGCTGCTAAAATTGACGCACGTATCTCTTGGACAGAGGCACAAGCATAAATACTTGAGCCTTACTCTTTACTCATGGAATCAAATCCAAAGAAGAAAGAGGAAGCCAAAAAGGAAAACAAATTTGAGTGGGCGGATGAGGGTGTATCAACTCTCGTCCGAGTTATTATTCTTGGTTGGTCAGCAGCAATTCTGACTCTTAATTATGTAACTGTTCCTGGTATTCCTCAAAAAAACATCGATCCCACTTTTATAGCCAGCGTCTTCACGGGAACGCTTGCGACGTTCGGTGTCGTTGCGTCTAAAAAGAAAGACGATTCAAAGCAAGCACCTACACTGGAGAAGAAAGATGCAAAAATTGATTAATGGTGTCGCGTTATTATCTGGTCTAGTTTCTTTATCTGTCTTAGGGGGTGGTGCTTATCTTTACGTTCAAAAGGATACATTGATTGAAGGTGCTAGGGAGAAAGCAACTGCTGCTATCACCGAAGCAATCACAGAAGCACTACCAGGAATGGTAGATGCTGCTATTCCAGGAGTCCCTGAGATGACTGGTCCTGCTATGCCTAGTCCTGTCATGCCATTCTAACCATGAATAAACTTAAGATCGTCGCCGCTTCAGTTGGTGGAGTATTTGTTGTAGCACACATAGGTCTGCTTGGATATGTTTTCAGGCAGGAACCTGAACCTGTGATTCAACCTCCCACATTTAACATTCCTCGTGGTCCTTACTCTTCTTATAAGATTAAGGCAGGCAAGGATGGTTATGAGATTGAATTCCGTGCTGACGATCCTAAGGTTTTAGAATCACAAAGATCTTTATCTTCTGATGTTACCAAGAAAGGATTCTTTGGTGGTAGTGGCACAGAGAGTCGCCGTGAATGGCGTACAGATCAATTTACCCGTGAGGGCACCAGAAATCTGGGAGGTGCAACAGATGATGAGGGAAAGTTGACTGCAAAAGAAGCAGAGTGTCTCGTGGCGGACGCTGGCGCACGATCACAAGGTGCGATGGCAGGAACTAGCATTGCTGCTGGTCTCGCCGTTCCAGCGGTCGCTAGCATCCCTTACGTGGGGTGGTTGGCAGGTGGTTGGGCTCTACTGCTAGGACAGAAGGCAGGGTCAACACTTGGTTCACAAGTTGGTAGTGTATTTAATGATTGCTAATGGATATACCTTTGATTACAGGAATGAATATCGATATTAATGATATTAGTATTAATGACATTCAGACATATCGTTATACAACCCCGTCAGTTCCTACAGCACCACCTGTAGTTGTAAACATTGGTGTGCCCATAGTTGATATTCCAGGATGTGTTGAGGCGACTGAAACTAATAGTGCTAAAAATAATCAATTAAGAGAGGATGATTCAAATGGTTTGGTTACGTATTGCGATTCTGGGGTTCCCAATTTTAATCCTATTTCTTATGAACCAAACCAGATGATTCTGACTGGTCCTCCACAAGTAAATACAGGAGGATCAAAACCACCAGAAGCAATACCACCAACACCAGAAGTAAACACACCACCTGTTGCTAGTGCTATTGTAGAATGTCCGACACCAGCACAGGAAGCAAAGGAACCTGTAGGAACATTCGTAGAAGGATATAGAAAAAAGGTTGTTGAATATAAACTGACTGGTAATGAATGTATTCAGATTACAGAAGCAGTAGGTATACCTCAACAAATTATTGCTGGTCTTCCTAGTGGTGGGCAAGTAGCACAAGTTGGTGGCATTGCTGTCATCGCTACTACATCAGCACTATTAGCAAAACCGCTGGCAGACTTACTATTGAAAGTAGTCAAACCAACGGTCAAGAAAGTTATTAAAAAGATTGCTAAGATTAGAGGTAAGACAGTCCCTACTTTGTCCCTAAAGGAGCGCCAAGATCTTCAGCGCGAGAGGACAAAGGCGATTCGGGTGCTGAAGTCGGCACTGAAACCGAAGGGATAGAGTGTCTATGTGGATGTCCATGTCCTGGTGGATTGTTTACCACAACATCAGCACACACTTTATAGTAAGGACTCTTGGGGTGGAATTGAATTCCTTTTAATTTTAACTCACCACAATTTTTAAGACGAGCAATTTCAAAGTCCAATCTTTTATTGGCAACAATTTGACTGTTCAATTCAATCTGTGTCGATGCTGCTTTCTTACACAGGTCTTGTAAGTTTTTATCTGTAGGTGTGCTCCAGGTCATAGAGAAACCAACACCTAAACTGTAGTTATCTTTCTGTCCAGTCCTAGTTTTTTTGAAGAATTGAATATCGCCTGGGTTGTCAATACGTCCATCCCCGATAGGTTTCCCGTCATCATCGAAGGCACCTACGTTATCGGTGACATCATATACTGGGTCGTTATAAAAAGGTTCGTATGGTTTAGAAGCAGAAGCAGATCCTGTTACATACGGTGTAAAATTGCGAGTGGGACCTTGACACTGAATCCCCCCTCCATATGTGTTTGTAATATATGGTCCTTGTAAAACCTGAATGGCTTGGTTAGTAACTGAGCCAGAGCTATTAGCTACTGGATTTGCTGTCGCACTCACACCCCCTACAGTTTCCGCCAGTGTGGCAGGGGCAGTCGCAATTGATGTTAGACATAGAGTTATTGGGAGAAGATACTTGTGGTGTCCGTGGCGCTTTCGACCTCGGTCACTCTTTGAATAATTGTTTGATTGCTTAAACCTGGGCCTCGATAAGTTTCTGTGAACTGAAACGCTGCTCCTGGTACTGTTTGTGTGAATTGTGGTTTGCTTGTTGCTCCAGTCCATGATGAAGTCACTCCATTAATAGTTACATTAGTAGCACCTGTTCCTGGTGAGAGGTTGCCAGATGCTGATACACCAGTGCCAGTAGCAGAATACTGATACCCAGTGTTATAGTCCATCGAATTGATGGTCTCAGTTATCTTTTGTGTCGTTTCCGTCCTTGATGTCATTGATCCCTGAGTGAAATTTGGGACCACGGGGACTGCCAGGGCAGGAGCAAGTGTGACACTTACACCCACCACACTTAGGACAGACCAACGAATCATAGTATTCATTATTCAACTCCTTAGTCAATAACAGTGATCTCACTTACGAATTGTCCCGTAGCTGTCGTACCAGCTCCTCCGGCCGTCACGGTGAGAGCACCTGAAGTATTTACAGTGCCTGCTAGAGAACCAGCAACACCAGCAGTGTAAGAAGTTACATTACTGAAGTTAGGAATATCACCTGTAGTGGCAGCAGAACTTGGGATTGCATCACCTTGTGTGAACGATGTGGCGAATGAGAATGACTCTCCGTTCGTTGCTGAAAGTTGACTTGCTGAGATAGTTCCAGGAGAATATACACCAGCAGTGACTGTGCCAGTTGAAAGCACACCAGCGGTTGTTCCATCCGAGGTTCCAACATTGGTGCCTGAAATACTATAAGAATTACCCACTCTTACAGCAGTTGATCTAGCAGCTTCAACAGTCAGTTGAACGCTTGAAGATTGTTTTGATACAAGTCCACCTGCTTGTGCAGCAGAAGCGGTCATCAGTAGCATTACGATAGGAAGGATTTTCTTCATAGCGTATAATTTCGGATCCATATTTATTTAGTTAATATACCTATGTTTGAAATGGCACAAAACACTTGACAGATTTTAAGAATTACTATATACTATGTAAAGTTTCATTACAAAACGTATCATGACTGTAACAACTAACGAGCAAGGACAACAAAACTTGTTTGCTAAAGAACCTTCCATGTATATGACAAAGGAAGATCTTGACAGATATGGTATTGAACCCTATGCTGAGAAGGCAGAGAAAGCAAATGGTCGCTGGGCAATGCTCGGTATCATTGCTGGTGCTGTATCGTATGCCATCACAGGCAACTTCTTTTTTGGAGTAGCTTGACAATGACGGCAACATTCTTTACAATGGTAAGTGTCGTGTTCATAGTAGCACTGGCATATTCTGTAGAACAACTTTCTGAAACTTACTAATGGCTTTTAATATCACTGCTAAGGCACCTGATGGAACTGAATCTGTTTTCACATGTGAAGACGATCAGTATATCCTTGACGCTGCTGAAGAAGCAGGTGTAGATATCAACTACTCTTGTCGTGCTGGTGCTTGTTCATCTTGTGCTGGTAAACTTGAGAGTGGTTCTGTCGATCAAAGCGATCAATCGTTCTTGGATGACGATCAAATGGAGTCAGGATTTATTCTGACCTGTGTGTCATATCCCACTAGTGATTGCGTAGTCTTGACCGAGCAAGAAGAGAGTCTTTACTGATGAATCTTACACAAGATGAACTTTGGAATACAATTGACACCCTTGGATGGGATGTCCGGCATGATAATATTGTAATTGAAATTGGTGGTACAGTAGTTTCTGGCATTCATCAAGGTGAGGATTACAACAAAAAGTGGGCAACACAATACGGAACTCGTAAATATAATAAGGACGCCTTCATTGTCCTTAAAAATCTATCTAGAAACGATGACACCAAGTCACAACCCATGGATAGAGAACATGTACCTCACCACTTGAAAGATGCCCAAACCGAATCAACTGTATGAAGACATGCAGAAACTGGATGACATGTATGAAGAACTTCTATGGCATCCAGATGATAAACTACAGTTCACCCATGATGGTGAACGCATCATCATAACAAACACTACATTGGAGAACAAAAAATGAAATTCGGATTCACACCTGAGGCAGAGATCCTCAACTCACGTCTAGCAATGCTTGGTTTTATCATCGCTGTTGGAACCTATGCAACCACAGGACAAATCATTCCAGGAGTATGGTAAATGGACACCAGTAACTTTCTAGCATTAGTAGTTGGATTCATGGTAGCAAATTTTTTATTATATCTTATCAAAGAATCCGATGATGATAATGGAGGAGGTGATGGCGGCATGATGGTTCCTGCTAGCATTCAAACATAAAAGATGTTGGCACGTAGTAGTTGATACAAAAGTGTATCACAGTGATACAAAACTATGCTAGATATTAGTGTAGTTTACAAGACAACGTTATGAACTTTACAGCTACTACCCTATTGGCTGGATCAACTGCATTTCTTTTTAGTTGGTTTGTCCTTTCCCCCGTTTTATAAATAAAAACATATCGTCGCCGCCTAAAGGGACCTCTGCCACATAACAGAAGGTCCCTTTTTTATTATCTAAATGCATGGAAACTTTTATTGATGTTTATGATAATGCGCTGTCTACTGCACAGTGTAATACCATTATAGATTGGTTTGAAAAATCAACAGAAAAACAATTTCCTGGTGAGTGTGGTAACAATAAATTAATAGATACCAGAGTTAAAAATTCGACAGATATTTCATTGCAATTCAATTCCGAATGTGAAATATCTCAAATTATTTTTCCCCAGTTGAGACATTATGTAATTAAATACATTGAGACTTACAATATTACAAGTTTAGTTAGTGGTATTGAAAACGATATCCATTATACTCTACAGAAGTATAAACCTAACCAAGGATATTTTGGAGAACATTGCGAACATGATAATTCGTCTTCAAGTCGTGTGTTAGGATGGACTTTATATTTAAATGATATCGTTGATGGTGGCGCAACATACTACACAAAGTATGATTTGAAAATATCAGCAAAAACTGGTAGACTTGTTATCTTCCCTGCGTATTGGACACATGCCCACAAAGGTTTGGTATCACTTACAGAAACAAAATACATATCAACAGGATGGTTCACATTAACATGAAAACAAATCAAATGTTTCACATCTATGAGAAAGAAACTAATGAACCTGTCAAGGTGTGTATGACAGTTGAAGAACTGGAACAAATGATAGCAAAAAGAGAGGTGGATTGGAAGCACTGGGAGGTAGAAACGTGCTATACTGATCTCAGTTCGGAAGACCCCTCCTACTAGTTGAGTATAATCACTCATCTTTCAGGGGTTGACGAACACAGCACAACCTGCTATACTAAATAGGTTAGCAAGTTAAGGAACCAACACATTTCTTAACGCTTCTTAACACTCCTCAAACCAAGACCTATAGGGTGTCTAAACACGTCTTTCATATCCTTGCCTTAGGGTGGCGAGGAAATAGTAAAACCATCATTTCCCTGATGATCTTACTTT